AATGTTCGTGCAGTTATTAGCAAACTTCGTACAGAAGGCTTTTCAATTTATTTGAATAAGCGTGTATCATCTTTTGATGGTCAAGAGTACATGAAGTATATGCTCGGTACACCAACTAAAGCAATTGTTGCTGCTGGTTATGCCGCACTACGCACAGCGTAATGTTTGATGGGTGATGCCATAAAATACATCCGTGGGGGGTCACGGTTAACCCCCCAACTTTATTTAATAACTGGATTACATGATGAATATTACTACAAAAACTTTTTCATTAGAAATTGAAAACCTTGCTACAGAAAAGGGAATAACGCATATGGAAGCGGTTCTCTACTATTGTAGTAAACAAGGAATTGAACCAGATACGGTTAGTTCTCTTATATCTAAAAGTTTAAAAGAAAAAATTGAAGCAAATGCAAGAGAGCTTAATTTTTTACCTAGACTTGCTACATTACCAATTTAAGGGAGAATAAAATGTTTATACTATTACCACTACTGTTATCTGTTGTAGTTTTTCAAGAACCAGCATTAGATCAGGCAAGTGGCCATGGTCAGTCTTCATATGAATACGTTGGATGTCATGTTGTTAATGAAAATCCAAAAGACGGAAATGTTGCCTTTGGGCCATTAGGAGTTAAAACTCCTGTCATATTTTTTAAACAAGTTTCAGAAGATGGAACTGTAGGACCAATCACCACCGCAAAACCTTGTTAATTTAAAATACTGTATTTTTTAAATGTTAAAGACTATATTACAAGCAACTATAATATTAGTCCCAACTTATATTACTGCATATATAAGTGATAAAATGATATATGTTATTCCTATGTTGGCGGCTGCAAGTTTTGTTGCAGCCAGTATATCTCCTTCTAGGAAGTTAGATCGTAAGGTTGAGGAAGATGATGGAGCCAATTGACGTTTATATAATGTATTGTGCAATGAAAGCACATTTTAGTAAAACAGATTATGATTTTCATAAGTATGGTGGTAAAACTAAAGTTTCAAGAGATTCTTTCTACAAACGTAAAGATAGACATTTCTTTGTCAAACTCTCAAAAAAATATAAAACTAATGTAGAAATTGAGAACTACTATGTCTCCAATTTTATAAAAGATAAAAGAGGATACATTGCTAATTTCACTACTGAAAATTATGAAGAGTGGTTAATCAGAAGACAAAATTTCTTTAATCTTTTTACAAAAGAGATGCAGCCATTCATAAAAGAATTTGAACCTCTATTTGAAGTTAAGAGTAACAATCACCCAAAACTTCTAAAAGAATTTTTAGGCAACAGAGTATCATTAGAAACTATGATAATACTGGATGAAATACTTAAATATAGTAAACAATGGGATAAACAATTAGAAGATGATATTATATGGATTGATTTAAAAAAAATGATGAAAAATTACAAAGGGTTCTTGACAATTAACAAGAACAAGTATAGAATAAAACTATTGAAACTTATTGAGGAGTCTATTTAGATGGACGTTACAGTATACTTGAATGGCGATCCTGCTATTCGTGAAGAAGGATTTTTTGAAAGCAAGGTAATTGCTCTTGAAAATCAAATTAAAGCATTACAATTTGATAATGCTGAGTTGGTTAAGAATAATGATGAAATTCGTGAAAGAATTACAAAACTTGCTAGCCGTCACCAAAATTCTAAAGGATTTAGCAGTCCCAGACGAAATGATCGTCCACAAAGACGATAATTGAATGGTACGCCGGCGTAGCTCAGTTGGCAGAGCAGTTGCTTTGTAAGCATCATGTCGTGAGTTCGAATCTTACCGCCGGCACCACTTAAAGGATATTATGAAAGTTAAACTTATAGATAAAATGGGAAGTGATCTTTCTGTAGTTAATGCTGCAAGAGTATCATTTGCAAAGACAACTGATTGGGATGCAATTCCAGAAGCAGGGCCTGTTGAAGGTTTGTTGTCAACCAAAGATGATAAGTTAATTAGCTATCTTGCAAAACACAATCATTGGAGTCCTTTTGGACACGCATCTATGCAGTTTCATATCAAGGCTCCAGTGTTTGTTGCAAGACAGTTGGTAAAACATCAAGTCGGTTTAGTGTGGAATGAAGTTTCACGTAGATATGTAGATGATGAGGTAGAGTTTTATGAACCTACTGAATGGCGACTTGCAGCAGAAGACAAGAAACAAGGGTCTTCTGATAAAACTATAGAGTATGATGGTGTCTCGCCAGTATATAAGATATGTAAAGAAACTTATGAACACCTATTGAGAGTTGGTGTTGCACCAGAGATGGCTCGAATGGTTTTACCACAATCCATGTATACTGAATGGTACTGGAGTGGAACACTAATGGCATTTGCTCGTGTATGCAATCTACGATGCAAACCAGATACTCAACTGGAAACTCAAATGGTTGCAAATCAAATAGATACAATAGGGGAAGATTTATTTCCTTATTCATGGAAGGCATTAAGAGATGCATGACGTAGAAAGAATTATTTTTATAATGGAAGAAATTTCTGTTTTAAAAAGTAAAGTTCGACAAGAAGACACTGGAAATATAAGAACCGCAATTAGTGTTATGGAAGACAGAGTTGAAGAGCTAAAGACTAAAGTATGCCAAAATCCTTAATAATAGGAAACGGCGAATCAAGATCATGGTATAAACCAAGAGCATTGAATAATGTTGTTACTTGGGGATGTAATGCAATATATCGTGATGGTGATGTTGACAACCTTGTTGCAATAGACTATGGTATACAGCAAGAAATCTATGATTCTGAATATTATAAAACACACAATTGTTGGTTTGCAGATTGGTCTATACTACCAGCTGAAATTGCAGAAATGACACTTATGGGATTTGATCTACCATCAAGTCTTATTCATAGAAGCAAAAATAAAACTGATAATTGTGTGATACAAGGAAAAGATCCAGCTTTTATACAACAAAGAATTGATTCATTAAAAGAATTAAATACTAATCTAGATATTGATGACCTTAAAAAGAAATTTACAAAGGATGTTGGTATTTGGATAACGTATGTAAATGATCCTGATCCTGTTAAAAACATAGAATTTCCTAGAGATTGGAACGCAGGGAATACTGCATTACATCTTGCTTGTCAACAAGGAGCAAAAGAAGTTTATATGATAGGGTTTGATTTAACTTCACAACACGAATTATTAAACAACATATATAAAGGAACAGATTACTATTTACCAGCAGATGCAAAGGGGTTTAATCCACAACATTGGGTGAATCAGTTGTTGGCTGTTTTTAGAGAGTTTAAAGATACTCAATTTTATTGGGTAGATCCAAAACACAATATTGGAAGTTCTACTGATAATATTGATATAAGGTACTTGACAAAAGCAGAACTTTGTGATACACTTCATATAATATAAAAATACATATATTAACATACGATACATAAGGAGAAACATATGTCGTTACAAGCACTAAAGAAGTCCAGTTCGTTGGACAAACTGCTCGGAGCAGCTCAATCCGAAAATGCACCTCAAGAAAAGAAGTCCTATGCAGATGACCGTTTATGGAAACCTGTAGTGGATAAATCAGGTAACGGTTATGCCGTTATTCGTTTTCTTCCTTCTGTCAAAGGTGAAGACTTGCCTTGGGCAAAAGTATGGAACCATGCTTTCCAAGGCCCTACTGGTCAGTGGTACATTGAAAACTCTTTGACCACACTAGGAAACAATGATCCTGTATCAGAGATGAACTCTGCATACTGGAACTCTGGTGTAGAATCTGATAAGGAGATTGCACGTAAACAGAAGCGTAAGTTGCAATACTTTGCAAACATTTATGTTGTGCAAGATAAAACAAATCCTCAAAATGAGGGTAAAGTTATGCTCTATCGTTTTGGTAAGAAAATCTTTGATAAGTGTATGGAAGCCATGCAACCAGCATTTGAAGATGAGACTCCATTAAATCCGTTTGATTTTTGGGAAGGTGCAGACTTCAAATTGAAGATTCGTAAGGTAGATGGTTATTGGAACTATGATAAGTCAGAGTTTGGTGCAGCCTCTCCATTGTTTGATGATGATGATAAACTTGAAGAAGTTTGGGAAAAGCAATATCCTCTTGCAGAGTTTACTGCTGCTTCAAATTTCAAGACTTATGATGAGTTGAAACAACGTCTAAGTGTAGTACTTGCTGGTACAACAACTGTAGGGAATGTTACAACCCTTATGGAAGATGAACCAACTGCTACTGTTTCTGTAGATACTAAGGAAGTTGAAGCAACTCCTGCTCCAACCATAACTGAAGATGATGATGATACATTATCTTATTTTGAAAAACTTGCTGACAAAGGATAACAAATCATGCATATTATTATAATCTCTCTTATCATAACTCTATTCTCACCAGTTGTAATGGCTGGTGATAAATCAATCACCATTGTGTGTTCTAACGATGTAGCTGCTGGTAGTATTGTTCTTACCAATCCACCAAAGATTAATTGTGATGATTTCTCAAAAGCACAAACAGTGATAGGTTTAGGAATTACTGTTGGGTCTGGACTTAATACTGAACGTCTTTTTAGTAAGATCACTCAGTCTTTACCAATGGGAAAAATTAATCGATCACCTTCACTTTCTACAGCCGAGTTGAAAGCTCGAGAAATAGAAAGTGGTCAAAAGTGGACATGTACGGGCAACGATTGTCCTCGTACTGATAATAGTAAAAAATCTAAACGCACATTTTCTATGAGAGAACTTTGTGATAGGGGAGCTCTTATTAATTGTGAACGAGAGTATAATGGTAGTTATAAAGATAGATTTTCATCAAAAACCAGACAAAAATGGTTTGATGATTCTTCTGCCAGACCTTGGATAGCTATTACAGGTGATGAAACACGATCTCGTTTTCAGTAATAAACTAAAAAATCACTAAACAAATAGAGCCCTCCTGAGAAATCAGGGGGGTTTTGTCTTATCTTCCGGCCGCAACGGCTGCGGCCGTACCACTTTGTGCCAGTGGTGTTAATTGAGTGATAGCTGCTTGTGACGAGTCTATCTTTCGGACACTGTTATCAGTTACTATATTAGTACCCTTGCTCTCCTTCTGTTGTTCTTTTTTCATCCTTACAATTTCTGTTACAAGTTTTTCAATTTTTTGCAATCCACCACTACCAACAGCATTCATTTTCATTGCTTGACCTTGTAGTGATGCAAGTTCTGCTTTTGCCTTTGCGATATTTGCTGCATTATTTGAGCCTTCTACATCACCTGATGCAATATCTTTAGTCAATGTGGTAACTCTTTTTCGTCTTTCCAGTTCTGCCTCTGTCTTTGCATAGTCGCCACCAGCAGCACCAAGGACATTAATTGCTTCAGCAGCTTTCATAAGTGCTGGAACTTTTTTGGTTAGTTCAATAATTTTATCAATTGGCCCACCACCACTAAATAAACTGCCTACTACCTTACTCATAGTACCACCACCAAAACCATCAAGGGCCTTCTTCATTGCATCAATACCCTTGGCAGCTGCAAACATTCCCTTTGCTGGAATTGCACTTAGTTCTTTAATCTGTTTAGTGGTTGCATCAGTACCAGCAGTTTTCATACCACTAATTTTATCAATAACAGCACCAATAGAAGCACCCATTGAGGTAATTATTCCTTCAACAGATTTGCCTATCCTTGTAACAACTTCACCTATTCCTTCAAAGACACTTTTAATAGATTTTCCTACAGATTCAACCAATTTACCGATGGGTTCAAAAGAGTCTTCTAACAAGACTAGAGCACCAGTAACAGCAGCAAGACCGAGAATAACTGGTGGAGCAGCAAATGCCGCAAGACCACTGCCAATCCCTTTAAGGATTCCACCAATAAATGCACCTATACTTTTTCCTGCTGCCTTACCCATA